AAGCGCAACGACTGAATGTGTCGCCACAGGATCAGGTGGTTGCCGTTCAGATTATGGCTGAGTTTATGCGTGATCCAGTGAAGACGCTGGAGTCGCTGGTCGCGGAAGTGAAAAGCAAGGGCTATCCGATCCCGTTCCTGGAACAAGGTGTTAGTCCTGGCATCGACATGAATGCTATTCAGCGCATGATCGATAGTAAGATGCAGCCGTTGACTGAACAACGCGAACAGGCACGTGCGCAACAAGAGGCGCAACAACGCGCACAGGTCGATCTCGATTCCTTCCTCGGTGAGAATGATGAGGCACATCAGAACCTTGACGTTCTGTCCGAAATGCTTCAGGCTCAGCCTGGATTGTCCCTCTCCAGTGCCTATACCAAGATGATTAGGTGGGCACACGAGAACCAACTCGATTGGACACAACCGTTGAAGCAGCAAATAGCTGCACAACGGCAGCAGCCTACACCTCAGCAGACGCAGCAACCGGCACCAACACGTCCACTACCAGGTGGTCGTAGTGTGCAACAACCAACCGCACCCGTAGGTAACGGCGCGGTTACGCAGCATAACGAGAATGCATCCTGGTCTGATATCATCAGGCAGTCGATGCAAGAACATGGTGTCAACTTAAACTGATGAGGTAGGCTATGCCTGTTGGAACGATTATCCCCGCTGTAGCAGATGTTCTGCACAGCACACTAACGAAGTCACGACGCAAGTTGGTAATGGCTTCGATCAAGTCGAATGCGTTGATGGCATGGGTGTTTGCTAACGACCGTGTGGAGTATGAGGATGGTGGTTACAATATTACCAATCCGCTCGTCGTCGGTCGCAACCCGAACATCACGTCGTATAGCTACTATACTCCACTTCCCGTCAACCAAACCGATGAGTTCGACACGGTTGAGTATGGATACTCGCGCGTTGCCGGATCAGTCATCATCTCCGATCAGGAACAGGACGAAAACAACGGTGCTGCTGCCATCTTCAAACTGATGAAGGAGAAGATGAATGTCCTGGAGGAATCTATCAAGGATAAGTTTAGCCAATATCTGTATGCTGTTGGTGGCGGCACTGATCCTCTCGGCTTGGGAAGTCTTATTCCCACGAATCCAACTACCGGCACTCTGGGTGGTATTAATCGTGCTACTCAGCCTCAATGGCGCACTAGTGCTTACGTATTTGGTGGAGGTCTGGACAGCACGAATATTGAAGAAGTGTTCGACGACATTCTCATGGACCTTACACTGAAGGGTGATAAGCCGAGCATCATTCTCGCTGGTCGTAATATCTACCGCATGTATAGGCAAGCTGTGCGCGATAAGCTGACCATCCCGCTTAGCGAAGGCAAAGCTGGTAAGCGCATGTTCGACCTTGGGTTTGAAGGCGTGATGCATAACGGTGCACCGATCATGTATGATGAGGATTGCCCCGTGAACTATGCATACTTCATCAACGATAAGTATCTGCGTTTGCACATGCTGCGTGGTGTGAACATGAAGGTCAAGGAACTTATCGCACCATGGAACGTGGATGCAGTAGGCAGTCGTGTGGTGTGGCAAGGTCAGTGGTGCCTGTGGCGTGCATTCCGCACACATGCCGTGTTGACCAACTAGGAGACAGAAGATGCCTGATCCGAAACGGAATGAAGCCAGAGACAAGGCGATTGCTGATGCTAAGGCACGTCAGCGTGAAGCTGTAGAAGGCCAAGACAAAGCGTTGATCGAAGCTGAACCACAGCTAGAAGGCTATGACGAAACGCAGCCTGGGCAGACTGAGATTGTTGCTGGTAGCGTAGAGCATCAACAGGTATTGAACGCTTATCCAAATGCAACAAGCTATGCCAGCGATGTGAATGTGATCGTTGCGCCTGAACCAGAAGTGCCGCCGCCAGAAGGTGGTGTTACACGTGCGCCTGATAAGTTGCCTGAGTCAACACCGCGTCCAGGTGAACCACGTGATAAGCCAACCGATGCTAAGTCGGATGATAAGAAGGACAAGAAATAATGCCCCAATCCAACTTGGATTTTAAGCCTTCGTTCCAAGTCGAGAAGATTGCTGGTAAATTCTGGCGCATGGTCATGCACGTCGAGGAGGACATTCGTAAGGTTGGACCGTTGCAGAATAAGGAAGTGATCACGCGCAAACTTGTTCCTAAGAAGGAAGAGTTTGAGGACGGTTATATGATCTACTTCCCACAAGGTCATAGCCTGTTCGTGGCTGCTGATGATACTGAGCAGTTGACGCGTATCGGTGTGCATGGTCAACCACGTTTGGTTGATATGAACAGTGGTGAAGAGGTGCCAGACAACATGGTGCTGACACCGAAGGAGATCGTGGAACGTAAGCAGTTCAATCGTCCACGTGCTGGTGGCACTGGTGGATTGACTGAGATCATGGAAGGAAATCTCGATGCCTAACCTGATGGCTAATGCTACTAACTTCCCGCGTCGCATCAACATGTATGTGCCTGCGATGCAGTATAGCGCGGACGTGAACTACAACGGTGAAACACGTGTGAACTTCGGTGCACCGCTTGCCGCGAATGCAACCAGCGTGTTGAATGCTGCAAGTATTGCGACAGGCACCTCGGCTGATCTTAGTGCTGCCGTTATTCCTGAAGCATATGGTCGTTGCATTCAGGTGGTTGCGGGTGCTGCGAATGCTACCGTGATTACTGTGAATGGCTGGGACTATCTCGGTCAGCCGATTAGTGAAGCCATTACGCTGAATGGCGCTGTGCCTGTTATTGGGAATAAGGCGTTCAAATACTTTAGCAACGTGGCGTATACCGCTGCTGCGACTACGCTGAGCATCGGCACTGGTGTTAAGCTGGGTTTGCCATACAAGACTATTCGCGCAGTGTATGAGATTGGGAATGGTGCACTTGTTGCTGCTGGCACACTGCAAGCACCGAGCGTGGTTGATCCCGCTACCACGACCACGACTGATCCGCGTGGATTGTATACGACCACCACGGCGATGAATGGTGTGAACATTATTAGTGTTGCTTGCAACATGCTGAATGATGTGAACACCGCGAACCATGGTGGTTTGCACGGTATTCAACAAGCTGCTGCATAGCACTTGTTGGATGGCAGGCGGCGCATGGTTTGTTCCCCAACCGTCCATGCGTCGCCGCTCATCTAGGAGAATGTAATGCCCGCAGTGGTTAGCGATATTGTGAATGCGTGCATTACCGAGTTGTCTCAGGTTCCTGGTATTGCAACGCAGATTTATAGTGCTGGTCGTATTCAGCAGTTTATACAGAATGCATTGCTGCTTGAGATTGAGGAAATGTGGTGGCCCGATTATATGTGCTACATCGGACCCATTCCGTTAGACGGTGCAACTGGTAGCTTGACGCTGGACCTCGTAGGACCGCTCTCTACCATTACCGAATACCACGATATAGCTGCGGTGTATCCTGGCACCAGCAATCGCAAGCTGCGTGAGTTGCCACCGAGTATTAATCCGCGATCACTAACGAATAGTGGTGGTGGATCATGGTATATCGCACCTGATTACTCATCGCCTGCACGACCGTTCAAGGTCTATCCACCAAACAGTAGCGGTGATGTCGTTGTGTGGGCACGTCAGCGTCCTAAGCTGCCGATCTCGTTGACCGATAAGGTATACATTGATCAACTGCTGCTGCTGTATGACGCGGCATGGATGTATGCGGTTGATGATGGAACGATACCTGCACAGGTGAACAAGTATCAGGTGCTTGCACAGAACCGCAGGCGCATGATTAAGGCTGCATTCGCACAACATCCGATAGAACTCGATCCGCGTTATCCAACCGAGGACTTGATGAGTGGAATCGATAGTAGTTACTTCGTGTTGGATCAGGACCCATTGGCATGAGCACGACATTCTTCCGTGGTGAGAATCCGCTAAAGGCTGATAAGCTGAATAGTGCATTCGCTGAGCGTGTATCACGTGCTGGTGATACCATGCAGGGTATGTTGCGTTTAGCTGCTGATCCTGTTGCTGCATTCGATGCAGCCACTAAACAGTATGTGGATCGCTTTACAAGTATGGGCGTGCCGACTGGTGCATACATAGGCAGTGCACCTCCTGGTAATACACTAGGTCCGCTATGGTGGGATACGAATAGTGGTCAGTTATTTATTCAGTATAATGATGGCACGTCTACGCAATGGGTAAGTGCGAATAGTATAGATGCTGCACAGTTGGAGGGGAGTTTCCTGCCGCTGACGGGCGGGACGATGACCGGCCCGATCAACTACACCGCGAGCGGCGGCAACACGCCGCGTTCGGCGCAGGATCGCGCGGCGGAAGTCGTCAATGTCAAGGACTTCGGTGCGATTGGCGATGGTGTCACTGATGACACCGCCGCTATTCAGGCGGCGGCGGCGACACTTAACGGTGATGTATTATATTTCCCTGTCGGAACATACGCTGTCAGTCAGTCCACGTTGATCCCGTCGAACACCATCGTGCGCGGTGAGGGACCGGCGTCGATCATGCTGGCTGTTAACACGCCCGGTGGATGGCAGGGGCTAGGTAGTTTCCTGATCAATAAGAACCATGCCGCGACTGTTATCACGGATCACGACATCACTATCGAGGACATGACGTTCGACTATGGAACCATCGGCGCGCTTCCCGGCGGCGGGCATCAGGTGGAGATGGCGTTTGTTCGTAACGTCATTGTTAGGCACTGCGTGTTTCAATGCCGCGTGACGCATAACAACGCCACCGCGTTCGTCGGCTGTTACAACACGTTGGTGGATGGCTGTTCCGCTTACGAGTTCAACAATTGTGCTTATGATCACTGGTGGGGCGCGTCTTACGGGCGCGTGGTGAATTGCTACGCGAGCAGCGCGGCATCGGCTCAGGTAGTCAACTGGAACCCCGATAGCACGGCGGGCGGAACGGCTTACACGGCCAGGGGTTTCGTGCTGGCGAACAATACTTTCATCAGCACGGGTGCCGCCGCGATCCCGATGCAGATCGAGCCGTTGCACTCAGGCACCGTCGCCGACGTGGTTATTCAGGGCAATACACTACACAACGTCATCCTGATGGTTCGTGGCGATGTCAGGAACGCTGTCATCGCTGATAATGTTTTCGACACACCGTTGGGTGGTGGTGGTGCCATCGCGGCATACGCGATGAACAGCGCCAACCCGGCCAACCTGTCGATTACCGGTAACATGATCGTGAACCCGGCGACGGTAGTGGGCAATATCGCGGTCATACGGATTGAGACCAACGCGGCGGTTATTTCCGGCAACGCCGTCATAGGCGCGACTGTCAGTAATCTGGACACCGGTAGCTTCACGCCTGTTGTTGCCGGTAACTACTTTTCACCCAATACCATGAACAGTAACAGTTCAGTGGTTCAGATCGGACAGGTTCGTCTCGATAAAGGGTTGTCGTTCAGCCATCTCGCGTCCGCCGCGACCACGACCACGGACGGCATTGATCTGGCTGGCGGCTTCGCTGGGATTACCCAAACACCTAGTAATGTTATGAACTTTGTCCAGGGCGGCGGCGGGGCGTTTAACTGGTATATAAACACAACCAGACGGGCATGGATGGACGAGGGCGGTGTCAGGCTGACGCAAGGTCTGATCTGTCTTGGCCTCGGTTCCAGCCCAACTGACCTGACACGCGGCCTCGCGTTTGATGACGGCTCCGTTGCTGGTATCAGTGCGTCCGCCGGGAATACCATGACGTTTGTCGAAGGCGGCGGCGGTAACTTTAGCTGGCTTGTGGGGGGCGTGCAGGCGGGAGTGCTTGGCGGTAATGGTTTGAATATTACCGGAGGCGTGGCTGGTAGTTTTA